ACCGTCTTCAATCGCTTGAGTCAACTCGATAGTGCCAGACCCAGCAGGAGCCTTCGCTGAACCTTTCGGATTCTTGTCCGAACCTGTGATCTGATCCTTCGGCGGAGCTGGTGCGCGTTCAGATTTGATTGCCTCAGACTTTGACTCGAACCAGTTTCTTGCTGGCTGAGGATTCAACGGATTGATTCCCCACAGATAATGCGCAACCGCACCAGCACCAGGGAACTCGTCGTTGCTTGCGTCAGAGTTCTTTGGTGCTTGAAGATCTACTGCGTGTCTTTGCGCCCACGCATTCGCTCGCACAACTTTGTCTTCGCTGACTTGACCTCGTGCCAAGTCTCGTGCCTCACGAACGGTTCGATCGACCAGCCCTTCACCCGCAAGACCTTGACCGTAGTAGTCGAGTCCTTTGCGTGCAGCGGTGCGAATGTAGACAGGAACTTCAAGATTGACTTGACGATCTTCTTCATCTTCTTCTTCATGTGGTTGCCAAGCATTGCAATAGAATCCGCCGTCAACATAAGCATCCCATCTTTCACACCAAGCCTTGAGGTTGTCTCCTTCGCCTTGCACATTGTCTTCGTCGTAGAAGTGGCAGTTCCCGCAAGCACGACCTTCAGGAACATCTGGTGCTAACGCTGGCCGATAGTTATCTGGCAACGCACGTTCGCCACCAGGTTCCATGTCTTCGGCGATAGACACCGCGACCATCTGATCGACCGCATCTTGTTTAGTTGTGTGACAGCCGATGACTTCGCCATCTTCTTTCACGGTTGCCCAACCAGAACAATCTGGTGACTTGTCGGTAATGAAGTAAGGCATCAGGGTGTGATCAGAGTGAACGCTACTGAGTGACCTGTTTTAGTTGATACTGCGAACATCTGTTGACCTGCATAGACAACAAAGTCTTCAGATCCGCTTTTCGGGATTGTGTGTCCAGCGTTGACTGCGACTGTTGAACCGCCAAGAAAGATTGTGTCGGTGTTGTCAAGGTTGCTGATGTGTAGTGACCCTGGATTCACTCCGCAAGTTGTGATTAGTGTGGCAGCCGTTCCGACTGCAATAGATCCATTTGTGATTGGCATGATTGTTACCTCAGACCAACAACAATACCTCAGCATCATCTTCCAAGATGCTGAATGTGATCGTGCTTGTCGCTTGTGCTTGCATCCCGTTCAACGATGTTGAGACAACCGCGTAACGTCGTTTCGGTTGAATGACAGGTATCTCGACTTCTGGTAGCGGTTCAATTTTCTTGCGTCGTGGTGCAGCGTATTGTCGACCGCCTGAAGGTGTTGGCTCTGGCTCTGGTGTTGGTGGGATGACTGTCGCGTTAGCGGTCGCAACCAGTCCGCCAAGGTTGGCTTGAAATATCGGCAAGATAGTTGGCGACGAGTTCGCAGTTGCAGTCAGTGAGCCGAGCGGAGCTGAAGCAGAAGCCGAGATGACAACCGATGCCGACGCTGTTGCGGTCATTGCGCCGAGTGGTGCTGAACCTTCGGCTGTGACCGTGACTGTGATGTTCGCTGTTTCGGCGATCAGTTCACCGAGCGGAGCGGAAGCAGAAGCGAAGTGTGTGACGGTTGCTGTCGCTGTCGCCAACATTGCGCCGAGTGGTGCTGCGCCTGTTGCTGTGGTTAGGAACTCTCCGCCGTCAAGGACTCGTGTCCCGTCAAGTTGGCTGGAGTCGAGTATGAATGCAAGACCACCATCAAGTCCGAACGTGGCGTCGTCTAGTTGGCTCGTGTCGAGCAGGAATCTTTTCACCGCCATGGCGGAACTAACTTGCGACGGTTAAGGACGCACTGAGATTGCCTGACGAGATTGTGTAGGTGTCGCCCGCTGTGTAGGCGTTACCTGTGATCGTGCCTGAGAACAAGAAGTTGCCGGCACTTATATTGTCCCAAGCGGTGAAGTGTGTTGCGTCTTGCGAGCCTGCGATATTAGTCCAACTGATATCTGCATCAGACAAGATTTGTCCTGTTGATGCGGCACCGAACGAAACAACTTTGCGTGTCGTTTCGGTTGCAGGATTTGAACTGCCGTTCGCACCAGGATCGCCGACATGAAGTTTGACATACACGTTCGTCACCGAATATGCGGTTGCGTTGCCGAGCGCGTCAAGGAACGAATTGCAAAGATACGCCGAGAGTCCTGTTGCCATCAGTCTTCCGTTCTTTCAGTGATTGTCAAAATGCGACCATCTTTGTCGCGTTCAACTGTACGCACAGTCGGCTTGTTCTCTGGGACGTTCACACGCACCACAGTTTCAGGAACATTGATGATCGGTGCCGCGACATTCACATTCGCTGGTGGGACGTTGACAACGACTTCTGGCATCGTGACGTTCACATCACGCTGGTTCACATCGTAGGTTGGTGCTGGTTCGGTGACTTGTTGCAAGAGAACTGGTGCGACACCAGTGTGTGTGATCGGATCAACGTCGAGTGCTTTCAATACTGATGCTGGTTCGAAGCCTGCGTTGATGAGGCGTTGTGCCATCATTGTTTTGCGATCAAGTTCTGTGAGTCCTGCCGCACCTAGATCGACGTTCGCTAGTGGCACACGGTAAGTGTCGCCACCTTCTGCCGGTCGCAAGTCTTCGAATCGGCGAACATCGTTGATTGACATCCAACCTGCTTGCAACGCCGATGAATATCCTGCGACTCGTGAACCGAAGTCGCCGCGCATCAGACCATCAAGGTTGAACTTCAGGAACGCGCCACGGCCGTCAAGGATTCTTGAATATCCGTCTTCAATCTTTGTGACGTATGGTCTGAGTGTGTGCATCACAAAATGGATGCCGTTCATTTCGACAGATGCGTATGCTTGCGCACCTGGTTGCAACACACCAGCCATTGATGGTGGTACACGGAACGCACGAAGGATCTCTTCAACTGCGAACTGTCGTGACTGCAAGAACTGTGAATCATCTGGTGCGACCGAAGTTGTCGTGTACTTCGCACCACCGAACAGAATGCCTGGACGATGTGCGCGACGCAAACCTTTGTGACCTTCTTCGAATCCGTCAACAAGCGACTTCGCTTGCTCGCGTGTCAGATTGCCTGGGAACTCGATGATGCCAGAAGTATGTGAACCCTGACCGAAGAACCTTGCAGCGAACTCTTCCAACGCTTTTGACAAACCGAGGTTCTCTTTGACAAGTTCGATTCGTGAACGGCCACGCAGATCGCCAGGCAAACGCAACTCGGACAGATGAATCATGTCTTCATGCTCAATCACATCACGGTTGTCGAAGACGTAGATGAGGCGTCGTGACTCGTCGCGCTTCACTTCAACTTTCAAAGGATTCAACACCGTCAAACCTGCGACACCTTGGTTGTCGCGAAGGATGCGTGTGAACGAGTTACCGTTCAACAGCATCGAGACAAGTACCTGCTGGAAGTGATCGGTGCGTGACACACCAACTTCAGGCATGTCAAGCCAATCTGGTCGTGGTCGGAATGGTCGGCGATCACCGTCAACACGAATGTATGTGTCGACTGGCAGAGTTGAGATAGAGTCCGCAATCAGTCGGACACACGCATACACGGTTCCGATCTTGAGTGAATCTTCTTGCGTGACAACTGTGCCGGCATTAGTTGTGAACTGGAATGCGTCACCCGCAGCGAAGAGCGACTGATATGAGACAGCTCTTTCTTCGCCTCTTGGATTGAACAGTCTTGACAGCATTATTGTTTATCTACTTTCTTTGACCGCTCCCAAGCCAAGGTGAAGGCAAGCAGAGATGCGCCCAAGAAGATTAGCCCAAGTGGGACTGCAATGTAAAATATGCCGAGCGCAATCATAAACACTGCGACAATTTCCAATAGAACTATGATCATGTCTCTCCTCACACTACGAAGAACCCTGGTTGCTGAACACTCTCGACCCGTCTCGTTGCACGATCCACTGCCATCGCCAATGCTATCGCAGCATCAATCTTGCGTTTTGATTTACCTTTAGACAATCTCCAACCCATGTCGGTTGACCGTTGCGCAGCCGACAACACCTGATCGGTGAACACAGGATCGCCGTTGTGTGCGAGCCGAGCGTTCACGATGAACTCGTAAAGAGTTCCGCAAGCAGGAACCATACGCGCAGTCGACTGCGAGAACTCAACCATCGTGAACCCTTCATCGGACATTGCTTCGGCTGAGCGTTGAAAGAACGCTGGGTCATAGGCAAACTCTTGCACCGTGAACTCTCGACCAAGTTCACGGATGTGTTGCTCGACTGCTGCGACATCCATTGCACCGCCGTCTGGATGCCAGATCTTTGCCCGAGTCACAACCCGAC